AAACCAGACGAAGAAGGTTCACTACAGATAGCATTTGTAGCAGCAAAGGATGACCCAATATTAAAAAATAGTCCTAGCATTCTAGCATATGCATACTTCCCAGGACAAGGTAGAGATGGTATTATTGTATTCAATGACGATTGGAATTGGGGTGATGTTATATTTTTCATTAGAGTATTAACCCATGAGTCAGGTCATAGTCTAGGTTTAGAACATTCTACTAGAGGATTATTTTTGGATATAATGGACCCATTCTATAATGAAAATATAGACCAACCTAGTTCTTATGACATTCTTAGATTGTTAAATAAGTATCCAAAGAGAGCATGGTTGCCAAGACATTATAGTAGACTAAAACGGTGGATGAGGATTCGTTTAAAGCGATTTTGAAATGGATATTTATAATGCTTATCTTGATTGGTGCAGGGCTATGTGGATGGCTTTTCTCTAAATCCCAATTAGTAAATGCAAAATTTAAACCTCTCCTTAATGCAGTTTCATTATGGAAATCTTCTGCAGGTGTAATAACTTCATAGGTAAAATGGTCACCTGGTAATTCGTGAGGCCATTCAGGTTGGTCTGTTGCCTCTTCATATACGAGTTTCTTTCTAACATCAATTCTAATTATGCATTGAGGTTTAATCATAATAAAAATAGGAAGGAAAAGTATATAAGGTTTTTAAAAAATGCCTTATGCTGTGACTTTTGCTCTTGGTCGCTTTAGTTTAGATATTGCTGTATCTACACCGAATCCAGTAATCAAACCGATTATAATCAGTTCAATGGTTCCAGTAATGCCTGACACATCTAAAATTGTTGCGGCTGTTATTGCTGCTAATGATGCGGTAATTAATGTTCCTGCGAACAGTCTATAGTCAAAGTATGTTTCACCTAAGACTCCTTTAATTACGTTTAGAAACGCACCTGCTAATACTGCTATTACGAGTAGCAAAGGTATTTCTGCCATACCTCAAACACCAGTAACCCCACTTATAAACTTATAGAATACTCAGGCACTAAGAATTATATAATAACTGCAAATACTGCTACTGCACCTATAGAGATACTAATCAATACAGTCTTTTTATCAAACTTCCTATTCTTAGATGTTTCTCTTGCTTCTTCTGTTTCCAGGTGAGTAGTAAGTTTTTGTTTAACTAAGGCTATTTCTCTTTTACAATTACTAACCTCTGACATAATTTCATACTTGGCTGTACCAATAGACTCTACTATGTCAGTTAATTTAATTGCTAAATCAGTATCCATTATCGGTTATCCTCACTTGTTGCATCTCTCATTGTATGGGTTTTCTGTTTCTTCCATATTTGTTTATCAGGGTCTAACCATGTGCTTGCATCTACTTGTTCCCATCCTTTAGGCATAGCACCGGGGTTATCACCAGTTTCTAAATTCCAGTCAGGTATAGTTTGATTAAACCAATCTTGTCTAGGTATATTCCATCCGGGTCTGCCCATAGCATCATATCTTAGGCCTACCGGGTTTTGTATCCATGTAGTCCTACCGGGTGAAGTATCACCACCTTTGGATATTGTTTCTTTATCTGCCTCATCTAATCCTAATATCTCTCTCATTCCAGATTCTTCTATCCTACCTTTCAATACCATGTCATCTAATACTTGATACATCTGAGGAGTAATTAATGTGGCCAATCTAGGTTTATTAAACTTATGATGTATTTTAATAGGAACATCTTTTATCTGGTCCTGTTTAAATAATATCATTAATATTTGGTCATAGTATTGTTTCTCTATAATATCTTCCATCTTTAACATCTCTGGTTTAATTTCAGTATTGAGGTATGCATCTACTTCTTCTATGTTAGCATTACCGCCTAGTTTACCTATATCTCCTTCGGATAACATAAAGCCTGGAATACCGAATGCTGTGATAATCGCTTTAATTAATCCGGTTCTCATTGTTTCTAATTGACCAATGCCACCAGTATTCGAAGTACCACTAATTAATTCTACTCCTCTTTCGTCTGTCTTAATAGATGCGGTAACTGCTATATCTTGGCCTTTAGCATTAGCATTCTTTCTAAGGAAATCTCCTAGTATATCATCCTCTTTACCGAAGTCTTGAGGTGGTATAGGTACTTGGAAAACTTTAGGTTGATGCCATGTAAACTCTGCACCTCTCTCATAATCTTGATTTAATATAATATTTAATGTATTACCTATATCTGATATTCTTGCTACTTTAGAATCTCCGTAATGGTCAGAGAATAATTCGTTATTAAAACCATGCTCTATGTAAATCATTCTATCTGAGTTAAGAACATTATCTCTATCATCTGATTCAATACCTACAACTTGGACACCCATTAGTTCACCATAGTTCTCTACATCTACAATAGGTCTTAATGTAAACTCTGGTCTAATCAATGCAAACTTTTCTGGTAAAGCCCAATCACCTTTACTACCATCTTCTAAGACTTCTCTATTCAATGGTAGCATAGCAATAGCACATCTACCTTGTTCTAGTGATAATAAATATCCATTAAAGATTTGATTTTCTAAATCCATCTCTAATGCCATCCTATCTATTCTATCTTTAATTTGGTCTGGTGTTAGTTTTACATTACCTAAATATGGAACTGTAAATTTCTTTGTTTTCTTCCATTCATCTAATTGTTCATCTTGTATATCCTCTTCGATTCTTGGTACTACTTCGGTTGTATAACCATGGCCTGTTACAAAAGTTGTTTGTATTCTTGCTGCTCTATATACATATGGGTTATCCATAGCGGCTCTAAATTCTTTTCTCTCACTCATTCTATAAGGGTCTATAGGTTGAAAGACTCTATAGCCACCTTTATTAACTGACCCATGTGTACCTTGGAATGGTCTACGCCATAGTCCAGATGAGAATGAACGAGATGCAGTTTTTTGCCTAGTCGCTACTGCGGTAGGAGTCATGTATTTAGGTATCTCTTCCCAATCTACGCTACCAGTATTTTTATTAATAACTTGCCTTTTTGCTACTTTAACACGTTTCTTAGGTTTCTTTCGTGCAGCCATATATACTATTTAAGGATTACTCACTTAAAAAGTTTCATCGGTGTCTGGAATAATCTGCTCATCTGTGAGTAAATAACTATCCTTATTACTTAATCTCATGTAGAATTGATACATATTGCAGGTACATTTATTCTCTCTATTGTAATTATATCTCTTACAATATTGACCTAGTATGTGGTCCTCTTCTCTATGTCCACAGACGCAGATTTCTACCATAGAGAGGGGTAGATAGTTCAGTTTATAAGTGTTACTATACTTGGAAAAATTGTCTGAACTCAGGTGGTATATTGTTAGGTGTAGCAAATGCTATAGTCTTTACCTGTGGTTTCTCAGAACCTTTTATCATCCTATCTCTAATAGTAATAGCCTTGGCCAAATCTAAATCATTGGACCTAAATTCTATTTCGTCAGAATGCATGATAATATAATATTTACCATCTTTACAATCAATAGTAATATCTTCGGGTTTTACCATATATACAAAGTATACAAAAGTTGTATATAAATGTTACCAACTGACATCAGGCTCTAAATCTCTATAGGTTTCACCAGAGGCTATACTGAACTTAGGTAATCCTGCTAAATACCTGGATGCAATATAACATGCATAACCCAATGCCCAAAACCTATCATCGTGAACCCCTTGTGGGTGACTATATAAAATATTGCCTGCTTCGCTTTTCCTTTCTTCCTGCTCTAGTATTTCAGTTACTAGGGTTCTTGATTTTACAGGATGTAGTCTTAATTGATTAGTATGGAATAATTGTCTTACCAGGTTAATTATCTCTAACTTCCTCTGTTGTGTGGTTATAACTGGTTCCATGGGTAGGGTCCTAGGGAATATCTCCATAACAGAATCACCTGTATTATTTCTATCGAAGCCTATTAGATTCATTTTCTCTTTCTCTTGTATCTGAACTATACCATCCATCTCATCATTCCCGAATAGAATCTCATCGTATCTAATATGTGGCCATACCTTTTCTCCTGTATGATAAAGGACTTTATCTTTTAATGTTAATATCTCTAATGCACTATTATCTATTCTTTTGGCCAGGTCCAATCCACCAAACTTAGGATATACGTCTTTCATTATGGTTTCCTAGTGAGCCACATATTCCATATGCCCACATATGAACTCATTAATGCTACTGCTAGCATATGGTACTCAGTTTCTTCTCTAGCCTTTCCTAAGATATGTTCTGAGTGTTTAATGGCTAGAGGCCATATTGTCTTAAAGAATGCATCGGTATCTCCTCTTGCTGTATTATATCTATCTTTATTCCTTGCTGAAATTATTGCTACATCTCTGATAATCCTTTCTTCTGCTTTCTCTTGTTCAATTAGAGGACTATTCTTTTCACCGGGTAAAATAGTTTCTCCTGTATCTCTTGGCATTACTATATTTAAAGGTGTCGTTATATTTAAACAGTTGGATTAATCCACATAGTTTTAAACTGTTCAGGTTCTATATGGAATGGTCTACTCTTTGGGTCTATCCTAGCCCTATATCCTAACTTATGTGCATGAACTGCCATAAATGACCAACAATCTAATGGTACACCCTTAAAGCATTTCTCTGCTGCTTTTACACCAGACTCTAATACTTGTTCAATTACATCTGAACGCCATATGCATATCCTAGTGGGCATATTGAAATTCTGGAATAACTTAGAATGAGCCATACCTGCACCTATTGGGTATATCCCTATTGCAAAACATTTAGGGTCATCATCCATTATCTTTTTCATCCTGGCTAGGTCCTGTGGCATTAGAACAATATCACTAGTTTCTTAGGTCTGCATGCTCTGTATATCTCACATGCTTTAAAATCGAACTTCTGTTTCCAGAGTGGTTCTCTAACATCATTCATTACATAGTGAACTTCTTGTGGCATCCAATCATAACTCTCTATCATCATTCTCCAATAATCAGGGAATGTTTTAGTAGAGATATATGGTACAATCATAGTAGTGTCATCTCTTTCTTTTTCTGGTCTAGGTTTATTGGCTCTTATCTCAACTTGTTTCTTACTATATCTACCAGAACTAGACCTATCTATTAATTCTTGGTCTGGATGTGGATAGAATAATTCTACATCTGTAGAAAATCTAGCAGATGTATTTTTAGGTGGTTCTTCATCTCTTGCCAATTTAGTTGCAGTAATAGCATCTCTATCATCAGGGTTAATTATAGCAGGAAACTTACGAGGTTTCTTTTTCATATCATTGAGTTCTCGTCATCTATCCTTTGATTATGAATTACAGTTAATGCATTGACTCTATTAATTAATATCCCAATGGCATAGGCCATTAATTCAAAATCGGATACAGGTAAATCTGATAGTTTCACATAATCAATTAATTCTAATTTGCCATCTCGCTGCACAGGGTCATTAGATAAGAATGAACCTGTTGCATGCCTTCCATCCATTATTAGTAGTTCATACTCCTGTCATATAAATGTTATTCTTCTCGGCCATATACTCTATATGCTCTTTGAATAGCACAGTCCATATTACAGTAATCCGGGATGGACCCTGTAATATCCTTCTTACAATTTAGGCAAAGTTTTTTGGACATTCTCAAATCCCTCTGGTGGTTTAGTTATTTTTAACTTTACCTTCTTCATATAAACTGATGGAAAATCTACGGTTTTAGGTAGTACCGGTATATCACAGTCTTTCATACTCGTACAAGTAGTTTTGTATTTGACAGCACAGTTAGGAAACATATGCTGTACCGGTATTAATACTTTCTTCCATCCATCAGTCATGGTTTATCCCATAGTTTAGTTATTAGTTTTTGTTTGCAATCATCACATATCCAAATTATTCCATTAACATCTGCATTGGCAGGTACGGATATACTTTTTGCTAAACAGTTGTATGGCTTCTTATTATTAAAATAACAATAGATAGTATCCCATCCAAATTGAAGTATCAATCTCGTAACCTGTGATTCTTCTTTAGTTAATTCAATCATTCTGTAGCCATCGCCTCTAAAGTTAATTTGCCATAATCTCCATCGCCCTTATCATCATATCTTAAAACAAATTTAGAATCTCCTATATTGATTACATAAGGTTCGCCTACACAATTTAAGTAACCCATGTTTATTATTACCTTTCCAAATTTACCATAAGATATAGCGGTCATAATCGCATAACCTGTGCTTCTTCTGTAACAAAAGGTAAATCCCTCAATAGATGATATACTGGTATTCCTTTAGATTTAGCATATCTTATTTCTCCTTCAACTCCTTCGCTTAATGATATAACTAGAATAGCATCACATACATCAATCATCTTAAAGTCATATTTATACCACCAATGTCTATCTGGTCGTTGCTTCATTCTCTTCTGTTGGAAATAAGAGAGATGCGGTACTATAACATTATGGCCCAATGCCATTACTTGATTACCTGCATCTATACCTTTATTAACATTAGTTAATAATTCCGCATTGGTCTTTGCTGTTATCTTTCCTGCTATATAGATAATCATTTTATTAACATCTCTATGAATGCTCTGCTAAATTCGTTCTCCTTATATATACTTAACGCTGCCTTTATCTTCTCTACTATTTTACGGTCTTTATTATTATGCATATCTTCTACACACCATGGACATACATCTTCTGTAGTCTTTTCACAATGATACCAATCACTATCATCTACTGGTTCAGTTTCACAAATAATACAATACTTACTCATTTTCCTTTACCATCCAACCAACAATCACAGCATACTTTATGTTCATCACCTATTGTCCATAATTCATTACAAGATGGGCATCTTTTTACCATAACATTACAGCATGAACATACTTCTCCCTCTTTCCAATTACTCATGGAAAGAAGCACCTAAACTCAATATAACAATCTGTTATAGTAGCAGAATTAGAACCATCTATAATTCTAAATAACAATGAACTTATCCACCATACCCCAACAATAATACCTAGTAGATATAAACCTTTCCATCTCATTACATGTGTGGTACTACATACTTCCTTAATAAGTTTACGTTTTGTTGTATGGTACATTGTTTTACACCTGCACACTTTGCTATCTGACCCATAGTAATATGATGGCCACGATTATATATAAAATCTTTACCTTCATTACTCCTGGTATATGCTTTACCCTTTTTAGGATTAACTATCTTTTTAGGAGATGGTTCATACATTATAGATTACACCTACAGTAAGAACATTTAAAATATTTACAGGCTATTACATCCATCTCTCTCAAACAGTCACACATGGTACAGAACTTAATCAATATCTAAACCTCGCAAGTGATATAAAGAAATGATAGTTCAACCAAAACACACTATTCTTAGTTGTGCTAGGTATAATGAAATTCTTAAAGTGTAACCAGTCTAAGTTAGTTATACGAAATAACTGCCATCTTAAATTACTCATGCAATTACTAACCCTACGAACACACCTATAAATGTACCCATTAAACAACCCATGATAAATGCTTGTCTAACAGTCCTACCTAGGCTAACTTTATTATCCTCATCCCATCTATTCAATCTCTTTCCTCGCCATAAAAGCCAGTCTTATCTCATCATAGAATATTCCTAGATAAATAGAATAGTTAATTATATCTCTAATAGTATCTCTTACTGCTTCACCTGCTACCTCTGGTTGAACTAATGGGTACTTGGTTAATGAGTTAAGTCTTTGGAATTTATCTGATAGTCTAACTAATATACCTTGGCATGGATTATCTACTACCCCTAGTATTGATGATACTCTTAGATTGAATAGTGTATCTCCACCATCTTGCTGCTCTCTATTATAATCATGGCCTTTCTTAGCAATTAAATCTCTAGCCTCTTCGCATATCTTCTTATGTTCTTTTAATACTTCTTCAAGGCTAGCCATGTTAGTATGCGCTTTAATCCCTCTTATTAATCTTTCGTTGTTTCTTCAATGCTTCTTTAGCACCCCTAATAAAATCTTCATATACCCATGGGAGAACATCATTAGGTAGTTGTCTACCACAATTAGAGCATTTCTCTATATTCTCATAGAGATTCTTTCTACTTAATAATTGAACCTTAACACCTGCATCTGCACCTATACTGAATTTATTATAAAGCACAGAGCCACTACGCCATAATGGTACATCAGGGAATAAATCACTTAGCATGCCTACATATAAATCTAGTAAATCATCTATAGCATCTGCTTGTTCTTTCAATGTCAAATCATTACCGTATGTTAATTGCCTAAGTGTATCAGTCATCTATTACTCCTTTCTTATCTTTTAATTTCTCCTTCAAACTACAGGAACAAAACCATCCATGATGCTTGAAACAATAAACCTCATTGTCATTCATTTCAATATCTCACTATAGAACCAG